TGATGCTGCCGACGAAACAAATATGGCCAAAACACAACTAAAGGCCATAGGTGCTAAGTCATCAAATCTAGCTTCAATGATGAAAAATCCAAAGAATCTTCCAGCATGGGTTCAGAGTAAACTATCTGTTGCTAAAGATAGTATTACTTCTGTTGATGATTATATGACCCATAGCGATAAGAAACTTGATGAGAAGGCCCCTCCAGGTGCTAAGTATGAGCGTATGGTTCGTCATATCAAAGATAGATTAGGTGCTGATGGTCTAACTAAAAAAGAAAAAGGCATTGCCTTTGCTACTGCTTGGAAGGCCAAGAACCGTGAAAAGTTAAAAGAAAAGGTTGAGTTTGATCCTTCTACCGAAACTCCAAGAAATATGGAAGAGGCAATGGGTTCTGTTAAAAAGGCCTCTCCATTGAAAAGGTTCAAAACTAAGGCAAAAACTGTTGTTCGCCGCGGCCTTGGTAAAGAAAGAGAAACACAGACCATTCTTGTAACGAATAAAGGTGATCCTTCTGCTGCCACAGGTGGAGGAGTTCATCGTATTCCAAAGAGTAAGTATGATCCATCAAAGCATAATATGGCATCAGAATAATATGTAAATGTTTGATTTAAATGATGATAACTTTTTGATATATGCTGCTAAAAATTATGATCGTCCTCATATTCTAACAAGTGAGTTTGAGGACGATCTAAAACGCATTAAATATTGTAAAAGATTATTGCGTAAGTATAAGCAGACTGGTGAGTTTAAGGAGAGATTGGTTCTAAACCATGTAATCATCCTTGCTAATGTATTTGGTGTTGAAGCAACCGTCAACATGCTATTCTTCAAAGTTGATCCTGATGACTACCCTCTTTTAAAAACAATTCTTATATTTCTTAACTACATGCCTGAAAAATTATCAGTCTCGTTTAATAAATACTATGTAAGACAACAAGAGATAATGGTTGATTTGGAAATAGCTAATATACTAAGGAACCTATAATGATAAAAGAAGATGGTGGAACTCCAGCAGTAGCAGCAGGTCCAACAAATGCTGCCGGTAGAGGTGGCATTGCTGGTATTGGAGTAGGGCCACACGGTGAACCAGGTGTATCACCGCAAGTCCAAAAAAAGAGATATGGTAAAGTTAAATCTAAACCAAATCCTATTATGATGGACATTCTTCGTAGAAAGAAACCTAATATGATGAATGAAGAAACATTCGCCGGCGCAGTAGTCTTTGAAGTTTCATCACATGTTTTCCATACTGCAAAGATGGAAAAGCGTAAGCATAAGACATGGCGCAAATACCTTGAAGAGGATGATTGTTTGGCAGAGATTAGAGAATATGCCAATAAAAATCCAGGTAAAGCAATTGTATTGAGAAACCAGAATACAGGAGAAATGACATATGCCAGATATGGCAAAAGGAGATAATTATGTCTGAGAAATGTAAAGAACTATTTCCACACGAAGATACGGTGAACCTAAATAAGTTCTTCGGTGATCCTCGTGGTAGTAACGGTCAGGTAAGCCGTAAGTGGTATGCAGCAAACATTGTTAAATGGACGCCGCCTTATCCAATCTTTTATTCGGATGGTAAGAGAACACCACTAAGAACATTACAACTACATAAGAAAGTTGTAGATGTTTATACTGCGGCATATACAGAGGTTAAAGAACACTTTACACCACAAGAGATCAAAGAGCTACATCTTGATATCTCTGGAGGTACATTTAACTACCGTCTAATGCGTGGTGGTTCAAGATTATCAGTTCACGCATATGGTATTGCTATTGATATGGATCCTGCTCGTAATCCATTTCCTAAGAAATGGGCAGAAGGTATGATCAATAGAGAGTTTTGTAATATCCTAATGAAGCACGGTATCTGGTGGAGAGGTATCAATGGTGATACCGATGCTATGCATTTTCAATGTGCATGGAGATACTAATTCACATTTGTCGCCCCGGTCCTGTGAGGGCGACAATTTATAAGATGGAGGTTTAAACAGGAGAAAGAAACCTAAAATGTTAAAACACGACCACAACCATAACGACGAGATTGGCGATGATGGAGGTGGATTCAATGTTCTAAATTTCTTACCACACGCTATTACAGCAATAATTGCCGTGTGTGGTATTGGAGTGTCCTTACTATGGACTATTAGTGACCTCAAGGTAAAGGATATGGAAAATACAACAAAAATCGTATACCTTGAGTCAAGAGTCCAACATATTGAAGATTACCTTGGTCAAAGAAAAGAATTGACAGACAATGACCGTAAAAGTCTTTGGGATGAGGTAACTGATATTAAAAGATCATTAGAAAATATTGAACAACAACATAACGGTAAACTACCGACAAGAAAGTAGTTGACATAGAGCCAACTACCAAGTATAATAAAAGACTTCGTTATGATTATGGTGGAATATGTCCTTATACATAGATAAAAAGTATGTTTCCCTCCTTTCGCCCAAGTTGAAAAACTTCAAGCAAAGGGGGGAATTTTTATGGAATTTTTCTTGCCCCGTATGTGGAGATTCCAGAAAGGACAAACTAAAGGCCCGTGGTTACATTTATAAGAAGAAAGAACACCTCTTCTTTATGTGTCATAATTGCCATACCTCTACCACATTCCAAAAATTCCTAAAAGATGAAGATCCGATGTTATATCGTGATTTTGTATTGGACTCGTTCGTTCAGTCTAACACGACCAATACCACTGTGGACGCCACGGATTTCGTCACCAGACCAGTCTTTAAGAAACAACCTACCATACTCACTAGCGATGCCATTCGTATAAATGAATTGAATCCTTACCATCCGGCCCGTAAGTATCTTGATGAACGAAAAGTTCCATCAGATGATTTATGGTTTGTGGAAGACTTCGCAAAATTCGTTTCTGTCACATTTCCTGCACACACGAAAACACTATATAAGGAACCTCGCATAATTATTCCGTTCTATAACAGGGACGGCCAACTACTAGGAATACAGGGGCGATCCATTGACAGACATTCCAAGATCAAGTATATCACAATCAAAAGTGAAGAAGAAAACCCAAAGATTTTTGGTTGGGATAAACTTAACCCTAATGTGCTTGTATATGTTGTTGAGGGACCCATCGACAGTCTTTTCCTTAACAATTCTTTGGCTACTATGGATGCAGCACTGTTTAATGCTCCTAACATTGTAGGTCTTGACAAACAATACATATTCGTTTATGATAATGAACCAAGAAACAAACAAATTGTTTCCAACATGAGAAAAACGATTGAGTTAGGATATAAACTTTGCATTTGGCCTGATACTATCAAAGAAAAAGATATTAATGAAATGGTTTTAGCAGGAAATTCTTCTGCTGCCATCCAGCACATTATAGATAATAACACATACGATGGCCTAATGGCCACAATGAAACTAAATCAATGGAGTAGAGTATGAATATCGTTAAAGAAATCCAGCAAAAACTTAAATCTAAAGGATATGATCCAGGGCCTGTTGATGGTGATCTAGGACCAAAAACTCTTGGTGCCATGAAAAGTTATCTTTCTGCTAACATGACACCTGTGGTTGAAAAGGCCAAAACTGTAGCAGCACCGGTGGTAGAGAAGGCGGTTGTAGCAGTAAAGACAACTATCAATCCAGCACCTCCAATTCCTCAAATTGATGCTAACTTATTAAAAGGTCGTGACCGTCCTTTATATGTTAAGAAAGTTCTTGAAGATTTGGGGTGGAAAGATTATCAAGCAGCCGCTATGGTTGGACAATTTATGCAGGAGTCATATACTGATCTTCGCACAAATGTATGGGGTGATAACAAGACGGCACTTGGTATAGCACAGTGGCGAGATAACTATGATAGAAAGACTGGCGCACATTCGCCTGGTCGTCTCACCGATCTTGCCAACTTTGCTGCTAAACTTAATAAGTCAATGACTGATCTTGATACACAGGCACGATTTGTTCATTGGGAACTCACCGAAGGTTCAGAGAAGGCTCTTGGTAAGAAACTAAAAGCAACAAAGGACATTGATGAAGCATTATTGATTGCTATAGGTTATGAACGTCCAAGAGGATATACAAAAGATCATCCAGAGAATGGTGATGGATTTGCTAATCGTCGTAAATATGGAAAGAGTCTGCTATGAAACTATTGAGATTATCGTTGAATGTCCATGAAAATACATCTTCAGGAAAAGAAGTTATAATCAATTCAGAATACATTGTATCAATGCGTGAAAGGCATTATACATCAGGAAACTATACAGAGATTGCTATGGTAAACAATCAACAGTTCCATGTGAAAGAAACCATTAGGCAAATTGAGAAGATGTTGGGGAGCAAAAAATGGCTGTGAAGATTATTGCTATTACACAACCTCTAATCAATCATCAAGATTGTCATGGAGATTTAGCGGCAAATTTGACTGCCGAAGAGTTCATTGCTTATACGGCAAGAGTTTCTAACCCATCTAATCAACACAATGTCCTAACAGCACCCAAACTTCTCAAATACCTAATCAAGAACAAGCACTGGTCTCCATTTGAGATGGTCTCGGTAACAATGGATATTGAAACTACCAGAGACATAGCACACCAGATTATTCGTCATCGTTCATTCTCATTCCAAGAGTTTAGCCAGCGTTATGCCGATCCGACAAAAGATATGGGTTTCGTTGACAGAGAAGCACGACTACAAGATGCCAAGAACCGTCAGAATAGTATTGTCAATGAAGATATTACATTACAAGGTTATTGGGAAGAAAGACAGGAAGAAGTTAAAAAGCAATCATTAAATGCTTATAAGTGGGCGATTAATCATGGCATTGCCAAAGAACAAGCCAGAGCAGTTCTACCAGAAGGTCTAACCAAAACTCGTCTATATATGTCGGGGACGTTGAGAAGTTGGATCCACTGGATAGATGTGAGAGCAGAAGAGGGTACTCAAAAGGAACATAGAGTTTTAGCCGAACAAGCAAGAGAGGAATTATTACAACATTTTCCTTCTTTGAGGGAATATTGGTTTCCAGAACTTATACCTAATGCTAAAGATAAACCTTGGTGGCCTTTTTGGTGAAAATGAAGGATTACTAAATAGATGTGTCCGTCACGAGGTGCGAACTCTACGGACTCTAACACTTTTAGGGAGTGCCAGCATGTCTATTTATCGTCGCCTATATGAGCAGGCCTACGGTCCTATTCCACC